TGTTAAGCCGAGGTTGATCATGACAATGTCAACACCTTTCCTTGTGGAGTTTTGTCAATTTGTTAAATTGATTGACAAGTGGAATGACGGTCCTTTTAAGAAGTATCAAGTCAAACACATGTCAATGCCAGAAATGATTTCAAAAGTCTATCATGCTCAAGATCGACCACATTGTGTAACTGATTTTTCATCTTTCGAGTCTTCAGTCAATGAAACAATTTTAGAATTGGAAGCATATGCAGTTTATAAGATGTGTGATTTGGCAGGGTTTAATAGAACAAAGCGTGCGTTTTTAAAATACGCAGGTCCTAGAATCCTAAATGCAAAAGCTGCTGATCTTTACATTCAAAGTAGATGCAGTGGTGATATTACAACATCTTTTGGAAATGGGTTAATCTCAGCATGTATTTTCAATTATATAGCAAAAGTGAAAGGTGTTGAATTAAATCTAATTGCTGAAGGAGATGATGGGATCGTTCCTCAAGAAAATCTGGACGTGGAAATTATCAGGAATCTAAATTTTAAAATTAGTTCAGAAGTAAGTGGAAATTATCCCGGTCAAACTGATTTTTTGAGTAAGAGATGGATTGATGGTAGCCTGTTGCTTGACATCGGTAAAAGTTTAAATGTGTTTTGGGTTAAAACGCAGGAGAAATTACGTTATTCGCGACAAATGTTTCTAGTTCGTTGTATGGCGCAAAGTTTGAGATGTTTGTCTCCTGGTCATCCAATCTTGAATGCGATAGTGAACAGAATAGGGAAATTGACACATCTATATAAAAATCCATTCAAGAATTATCAGAGATATCTCAACCAATATTTTTGGGATTTTACAGAACATTTGAACGAAAAATTTGACTACTTCCTACCAGTTAATGAGGATTTAAGGAGATACGTGTCTGAAGGAGCAGTGGGTTTCCCACCTATTAGCCAACACATTCAAATTGTATTGGAATCTGAATTTGAAGACTTGTCGTCAGATATGTACATATCAGGTTGTCTAAACAATTATGACAAAGTGATGCAATATGCTAAATCATCTAGATTCAACCGAATCTATAATATACCTGATGACAATCCTACGTATTCAGAGGTAATTCGAATTCTCAAA